TGTGGCGGGTGTGAACAAACTGCCGAGATTGGGAAAGATAGCTTTTCAAAAGAAGATTGGACCTATCCTTGGATTGATATTCCGCTGTGCGATGATTGTTATACTGAGGTTCGGGTAACGATAGCCGATAGGTTCGGTATAAAGAACTGGTCCCGAATAGATTTATGAAAGGAGGTGAGTAGAAATTTTTATATTTAGGTTTATTGGGTGGTTATTATACGGCTCGGAGTACGATGATTTAGAACGAAGAGCACGTAGCCGTCCTACAAGGAAAAGACGTAGATAATACCAAGCCCCGTTAAAACTTGACGGGGCTTTTTCTTTGGTTTAGTATGGGACATTGTCAATTAACTATAAGGAGTAAAACTATGACAAAAAATACTATTGAATTTAGCGAACAGCCCTTACACGATCCGCTGACACAGATGTTCATTCAAGACTTCTGCAACAAATGTAGTATCGGGGCGGACATGAGCCGAGAACAGTTTAAAAACTTTCTTGAGAAACAAGCGGTCAGGGACGCTCTTAATGATCGGGATATGGATAAGCTTGAAGAGTTGATCGCTGAGGAAAAGAAATGAGTACGCCTTTCGAAAATAAATTAATCGATCAGGGCTTTGCAGATACCCGCGCTCCGAAACTAGCCGAAGCCGTGGATCGTTTACATAGCGCAATATCTTATATGGATAGCTTCAACATATCTTTATTAAAGAAGCATTACCCTGAAGCTATCTCTTTAGCTCGTAAGCTTGGGTATTGTGATAGCGTATCTAATAAGTTTGAGGACGATATTTATTATTGACCTATCTTATATAATCTCATATAACTGTAGGGGCGGGGTATTCTCGCCCCGTTTTATTTTAACTACGATAAGGAAAAAACTATGAATAATATTGTAAACAATCTTTTAAGCAATGCTTCTGCCAAGGCCGAGCAAAACGAAACTTTTGAGGGCTTCCCGCCTTTGGATAAATGTTCTTATAACGCTGAGTTCCGCCCGATGTTTTATAACACTACCAAGGACGGTATACCTAATCAGCCTTTTCCGATTGAACCTGAAATGGGGCGAGCAATAGTCAGGACCGATAACAACGATATCTTAGGCATTATGAAAAAGCGCTATGCTATTTGTAATAATGAAGATCTTATTGTCCCCGTTCAGGAAGCGCTTGAAGATACGCTCCCAAAAGGCGCAATGAATAATATTAAGTTAATTGAGAGTACCGCTGACGGGGGATCGGTTGCTAGGTTCGGCTATCATTTTGACGGGCTTGGGCATGAGATCCGCCAGTTATCAGGGAGCGGAACCCAGTTAAATTTTATGGTGCGGGTTGTAAATTCTTTTGGCGGTCAAACAGCTATCCGCGTTCAGGCGGGTGCGCTTGATCTTATCTGTACTAATGGCATGACTAGTCAAAAGGAACTAGGGGCGCAGAACTGGGGACACACGGCGGGTTTTAAACCTGAATATATAAAGCCTTGGTTAACCGAGCAAATAGCTTTTTATGAAACTAAGGTTAAAGTTTGGGAGCAATGGGCGAATAGGGAGATAACACCCGAACAAGCCCAAGCCGTTTTAGATGCGAATTACCCCGCGTCAGAAAGTGAGATAGCCCGAGCCGAGAAAAAAGGTTTAGTTGCGGGAGAGATCCAAAGCAGAAAAGCCCGTGCTATGATGGAGCAATTAGATAAAGAGTTTCAAAATAGGGGAACTTCTGTTTGGGCTTTATATTCCGCCTTGACTTATTACAGCTCTCACAATTCCGAAACGTTTAAAGTTAAAAATTCTGATAACCGCGACAACGTAGAAAGAACTTTAATTGAGCGGGAGCGGGAAGTTTCACGGGTTGAAGCTTCGGAAAGTTTCCAAGAACTAGCCGTAGTTTAAAACGTTCAAAATTAAATCTATTCGGGGCGGGTGTTTACATCCGCCCTTTTTTTATGTATATATGGGATAAAGTCAATAATACGGGAGTTTTAAAAAATGGTTTTATTAGTAAATGAATTTTCTACTGGAAAGAAAACAAAAGGTTTGGCCGTCACATATCGGGCGGGAGTAAACGACAAGTTCGGAACGTGTCCCGCTGATTGTAAACTAAATCCAAGCGGGCGCGGGTGCGCAATGAAAGCAATAGATTTCGATTATCTCGACGCGATTTATAACAGCGTCCCCGCGGGCGGGTTCGCTTTTACGTTTTCTCATTTTAACCCGATCTTATGGTTTAAAGATTATTTTCCCCCGAAGAAATTCGCTACAATAAATTATAGCGCGGATATTTGGAAAGACGTTTTATACTTTTTTAAAAAATGTTCGATCCCCACAGTTTTGACAGTTGCCCAAAATTTTTGGGGCGGATCTAAATCTATTGAGCGCGACGGGGTGCGGGTTGTCCGCTGTCCTGAAGAATACAACGACAAGATAAGTTGCGTTAATTGTGGAGGGGAAAAGGGGCCGTTGTGCGCCCGATCCGATAGAAATTTTATTATCGGGTTTACAGCTCACGGGGGATCTAAGAACCGAATAAATAATAATGAGCGGGGCGGGTGTTATGCCAACGGCGGAAATGTGAATATTCACTGGGAACGTTTGGCCCGAAAACAGCAAGACAAAACCGACGCGGAAATATTGCGGGAATTTGTCAAAACTATTCCGCCCCGTAGAATATTAAGGCATCACATCGCGGGGGACATTGGCAAACAATAAGCCCTGTAACAGCTCCGATTTAAAGCCCGTTCACGCGGGCTTTTTTTATGGGGCTTGCGTTTTTCTCTGATATAATCTTATAATAGCTCAGGCGGGCAATTCCCCGCTGTTAACTATGGAGTAAAAAAACTATGACTAGACAAGAAAAATTAATGGCGGGTAACCCGCATTTATTTGCGACTGTAAAAGGGTTCAAGTTTTATGAGCACCCGATACACGGGGACGAAAGTCCTTTAATGATGATGCAACCAAACGGCGAATTAATAGAATTTTCCGACTGGTTCGAAGTTCCAACGCCTTATGAATTGGAGGGCTGAACCATGCCGATAATTTATAAAAATGGCCGTTCCATTCACCCTATGAAATTAAACAGATATCAGATTAGATCTTTAAAACGTCTTTATGATAGAGTGCGCCCGACTAAAGAAAACGGGTTGTTAAATTCAAGCTTGATACACCCTGACATTAGTTTTAGGGAATTCAGGCGCGGGGTTTATCCTATGATTGGAGCAAAAGAAACCGCGTGTATAAGATATGCGAATATAACATATGGTATCGAACCCGACGGCTATTGCCATACTTAACCGCGCTCAATTACAGCTCCGAAGAAGCCCGCCCCGCGCGGGCTTTTTTTTGTGGGGCTTGCATATAATCGTAGTTTATCTTATATTTAATTAGTTGAGCAATCCCGCTCAACGTTTTAACTACGGAGTAAACTATGAGTTTAGATTTTAGATTAGATAACATTGTTAATTATCGAACCTTATGTTGGCGCGATGATAAAACAATGAACCCCGTTACCGAAAACTTGATATGGGCAACAATGAACGTTGGCATTGGTCATATTAGAGCTGACAACGTAAATGAGTTCTTCACGCGTTTGCAAATTACCGAATTTGTTTACGGGAAGAGCGTTTATAATCCTGACACTAATAAAAGCCTTTTGACTTTGGAAGCGGTAACAGCTCACGTTGGGCTTTCAACGAATGCAACCCGATTAAACAAGCGGGCATTTAAAGAAAAAATGTGGCAAGCCGTCGAGCGGATCGGAAACGAGCGTTTAAAATGGGAGTTGCGGGATCAGAAATTGAGGGCGTCAACTGGCGCTAGTGTTCCCCCCGTTCCCGAGCTGACCGCATAAACTAACGCCCGTTCACTGCTCAAATTAAGCCCGCTCACCGCGGGCTTTTTTTTGTTCGCTATTTCCAGTTAAACCCGCAACGGCCCGCCGTCCGCGCTCGAGCTGAAACGTACCGCGAACCGCCCGACGATATCCAACAGCCCTGTTGCGGATTTTCCGCCCCCCGATCCACCGCCCCCGATCCGATCGATCCGCCAGAGATCCGCGGGAACTGGTCCTAGATCCGACGGCCGCCGCTCGAGATCCGCGGACCGCGAACCATGAAAAGGGCAGCAGGTTTTTTTGCTCGGGTCCCTTCTATTATCGGGTCATTTTATGTTGAAAAAAGTTAAAAAATCTTTCCAGTTCAAACAGCCACCGGTGTCGTAGGCACTAGTGCATGGGCCATGTTTTTCACGAATAATCATACAAAAAATCGTATCATTGTTTCACGTGAAACATTGCCTAATTATTGTGCAGAAAAAAGATTCTTGTTAACTGCCTAAAAAACGTGCATATTATTCGTGTTTGTTAACCATCAACCGAGGTCCGAGAATGAGGAAGCGCAGAGTAGGCAAAACGGGAGTACGCCAAGAGACTCGTGGACGAAAACCCGCCACTATAAAAACCCCTTTGACACGTAAGCAGGAGCTGTTTGTCCGCGAGCTTGTCAGCAAGGATGGGCAGATAACTATGCGAGAAGCGGCAGAGAATGCCGGGTATAGTGCAACGAGTGCCCATACGCGAGCGTATGAGTTAACGAACCAACATATCTCGCCTCATGTGGTTCATGCGATAAGAGAGTACCGCCGTGCTTTGGATGAGAAATATAGTATTACGTTCTCACGACACGTGAGAGATTTGCAGCGTATTCGGGACGAGGCTTTAGCGAATGGGGCCTACTCGGCAGCGGTGCAGGCAGAGTTTCGTCGTGGTATGGCGCAGGGCGATATATATGTAAGTAAATCGGAGATACGACACGGGAGCATAGACAGTATGTCTAAGGAAGAAGTTATGAAAGCATTGCAAGAGATAAAGGAGAGTTATGCCCCAGTCACAATCGACATCACCCCAGAAGAGGATAACGATAGCCGTGAAGAAGGAGAGCGGCTTTTACAAACAAGTAAAGGAAGCGGCGCAAAGAGTAAGTCGAAAGCTGTCGCTAACGCGAATTGAAAACTGGGTCGGAGCCGGAATCCCGGATGTCCTGCTCTGTGATATCCATGGTTGTTTTCATTTTGTTGAGCTCAAGTTTACGACGACGAACAAAGTAGATCTGCGCCCGTCTCAGGTAGCATGGCTCACGAAACACAAACACGCCTCGTGTTGGATATTGATTAAGAAACAGGCAAAGCCATCGGAGCGAGCAGAATTATTTTTGTTTAAGGCGGAAGATGCGATAGATTTGAAGATGGATGGGTTGAAAGATAAAAAGCCGGAGTTTCATTGTATGCAGCCGTTTCGTTGGGATGATATGTTTTTTAAAATCGCAGGGGCCCCCTGATGGATGTTTCGGAGCAGGAGGCCAAGCTTAAACTCAGACTGGCACAATTAGAAAAGCACGAAAGGTGTCAGGAAGATTTTTTAATTTTTGTAAAAAATATGTGGCCGGACTTTATTGCCGGTCGGCACCATAAGATTATTGCCGAGAAGTTAGAGCGTGTGGCGAGTGGTGAGCTGAAGCGTTTGATTATCAATATGGCTCCGAGACATACGAAGTCGGAGTTTGCAAGCTTTTTGTTTCCGGCGTGGATGATGGGCCGTAATCCAAAGATGAAGATTATTCAGGCGACGCACACTACTGAGTTGGCCGTGAACTTTGGACGTAAGACCAAGAACCTTATTGATAGTGATGAGTACAAGGATATCTTTCCGACGGTGAATTTGTCGGCGGACAGTAAAGCATCCGGTCGATGGGACACGACATCGGGGGGTATGTACTATGCGGTTGGGGTGGGTTCGAACTTAGCGGGTCGTGGTGGAGACTTGGTGATTATAGATGATCCGCACTCGGAGCAGACGGCGATGTCGAATACGGGTTTTGATGATGCGTGGGACTGGTATACTGGGGGCCCCCGACAGAGACTACAGCCGGGCGGTAGTATTGTGTTGGTGCAGACCCGGTGGTCCGAGAAGGATATGACGGGACAGTTGATGCGTGCGATGGCAAAAGATGAGTTAGCGGATCAGTGGGAAGTTGTGGAGTTACCGGCGATCTTTGAGGATGGCTCACCCTGTTGGCCGGAGTTCTGGAGCCTCGATGATTTAACGGCGGTCCGCGCGTCGATACCTCCCAGTAAATGGAACGCGCAGTATCAGCAGAATCCGACGGGTGAGGAGAATGCGATTATTCCTCGTGAGTGGTGGCAGAAGTGGGAGAAGGAGAATATCCCTAATCTTGAGTATGTGATACAGAGTTATGATACGGCGTTCACGAAACGCGAAACATCGGACTTTAGTGCTATTACTACATGGGGGGTGTTTTATCCAGAAGAAGCAGGGGGTCCCCCGGCGTTGATACTTCTTGATAGTCAGAAGGACAGGTGGGATTTTCCTGAGTTAAAGCAGGTGGCGTTGGAGCAATATAAGTACTGGGAGCCGGATACGATTATAATAGAAGCGAAGGCGACGGGGCTGCCCTTGACCCACGAACTACGGAACATGGGTATACCTGTTGTCAACTTTACACCGAGTAAGGGAAATGATAAGGTGACGCGCGTGCACTCTGTATCGGTTCTTTTTGAAGCAGGCATGGTGTACGCACCAGACACAAAGTTTGCGGATGAGATGATAGAGGAGGTTGCAGCTTTTCCAAATGGGGAGTATGATGACCTTGTGGATAGTATGACACAGGCTTTGATGCGGTATCGTCAGGGCAACTTTGTGCAGCTACCCACTGACGATTGGGAAGACGAGGATAACAACGTGCAAGTAAAGGCCTATTATTGATGGAAGAAAAAAGCGTCTTACAGAAGATACGGGAAGGTGCCAAGGGGTTTACGGAGAGTGTGGACGAGGGGATTGCCCCTTTTATTCCGCCTGAGATACGTAAATTAAAACCAACATATGATTTTGTTATGTCGGGTATGCCGCCGAATGTTATTCGGAGCGCCGGTGCAAAAACGCAACAGTTTTTTGATAGCGATATGAAAGATATAGCAAGCGGGATTGGTGCGCTTGGAGAGACGGCGTCTATGGTAGCGCCTGTAGGATTGCTTGCACGCTTTGGTGCGAAAGCCGGTATGCTGCCCCAGATGTCACGAAAAGCGGTAGAGGATTTTTTTCAATTACCCGTTAGTTCTTTTAAGCCCCCGACCGACGATGGTAAAGGGTTTATCACGCTTCACGGATCACGGCACGACTTTGACCAGTTTGATCTTGGTAAGATAGGTGCGGGTGAGGGTAAAC